AGAAGCTGACAAAGGGATAGCGATTTGATTCATTGGTCGAGGCCGCAATGAAGTAGAACGGCGAGCCCTCTGATAGCAAAGAATTTGTCACGCTACTCGTTTGGTTGCCTGACGTAATGTTTACCTGCCCCAGAATAAAGCCGGTGCGGGTCGATACGTCGATGATGAGGTTGCCAGAGGCATCCCACAACTGGATACCGGCAGGCATTACCAGATACCCAACCGGACACGCAGGACGCCAGAGCTATCGTAGACCCGCAACTGGTTGCTCTCAATTTCCATCCGCTGCCCGCTTGTCGCCGTGCGCAGCAGGCCGATAGTGGCGCTAACTGAGGACAGATCGGTGACGCTTATCTTGGCTGCGGTGACGGCCCCGGCGTTAATCTTGTCTGCCGTAACCGCGTTCGAGGCGATCTTGTCTGCGGTAATGGCGTTAGCGAAAACCTTGTCGGCAGTGATGGCGCCAGTGGCAATATTGCCAGCCTCAATGGTGCCTGCGGCGATCTTGGCGCCAGTGATAGTGCTGGCAGCGATCTGAGTTGCCGTAATCGTGCTGGCAGCAATGTTGCCAGCCAGAATGGTCGCTGCGGCAATCTCATTGGATGTAACTGCCCCGGCGGCGATCTTCGGCGTGCTAATGGCGCTATCAGTAATCTGAGTGCCGGTAATTTGCCCCGTCACCTTGGCGGCTGAAATGGCCGCAAGCTGAGAATCTGATAGCTGCCCGGTAACCTTCGATGCCGCCACCGCAGCAATCTGAGCGTTGGTTAGCTGACCTGTAATGTCGGTTGCAGGGACTTCCGCCGACCAAGACGCACCAGTGTAGCGGTAGAGCTTGTCTTCCAGCGTCAGGTAGACGACGCGGCCCTCAAACAGATTGGTCGTCGGCAGAGTGGCAACGATCTCATAGCCGCCTTTGGTCTTCGATAGGTTAAACACCTTATCGATAGTGACCGCAGCATATGCGCCACTGCCTGTGGCCCTGATCGTCAGGGTGGCCGTATCTTCATTGGTGTCGAAGCCGCCGGTAATGGTATAGGTCCGGCCAGTGAACGATACAGCGAGCCCCTGCGGATTGCCGCCACTGGGGACCGACAGGCTAAAGTTGGTGCTGATGTCGGTGTCGCCGCTGACAATGACGAAGTTGCCGGTTGCCGGGGCATAGGACACCACATCGCCGTTGGCATAGGCAAACAGGCCGACCGACTCGTTGGTAAGGTAGCCAGAGATGGCCGGCGTGCCTGCGGCGCCAGTTGCCCCCGCCGCGCCGGTAGCGCCCGTAGCGCCAGTCCGGCTCTTGGCGATGCTGTAGGTTAGGCGAACCGTCACGCCAGAATAGGAAGCGTCAAATTGGGCTGTGGCCGTATCGGAGCCGGGATCGCTAATCGTATAGACGCCGCTCGAATTGATCGAGTACCAGCTTCCAGTGCCGACCTTGGAAAAAGTGACCGTGCCGCTAGTGGTCTTTTCGACAAAGCCGTCAAAGACACGCATGGTCCCGCCGGCAGTGCTATAATCACCACCAGTGCCGTCAAGGGCAGTCGCTACCACATGGGCTGAGTTGGTCAGGAATGCCGAGATTGCGTTTTCGCCGGGCGTGCCGGTGCCCTGAACGAACAAGTCCCAATAGACAGTGTTGGTCAGCGCAATGCTGGTCGGCACGTTCTGCTTGGCAATGTAAGTCGCATCGCCAGTAGCATTTTGGACAAGGTCACCCTTGTTGTAGGCCAGAGATGTCGAGTGGACGCCAGCCGGGTTATTGCGGGTCGCGAAGTCTTCCGGCTTACCTGAGCCAGTGACCGAATCCCAGATAGCCGTGACCGACGCATCGACGGTGCCGAGAATGAACGGGCTGTTAAGCGGATTGTAGATCGTCGGTGCAGCCGGCGACACTGGGGCAGAGTCTTCAGCGTCCCACAGATAGATTAGCGGGCTTTCCTCGATCAGCGTCAGCGGCACCTGCCCGTCTGGGCGAATTTCCTGACTGATGACGCGGAACAACTTATTGCTCCAGCCGAGCGGCTCAAACGACAGCCGGACAACGTCGCCAACGGCGCAGCCCTGACCACGGGCATTGAAGACGGCGGCGAACGTGCCGCGATACTGGCTGCGCTGCAAAACTTGCTTGGCAATGCGCTGCGCCCGCCGACCGTCCTCGACGTATGGCAGGTCGAGCGACATAACGCGGTCGATCCCGTCCGGCGAAGCAAAGCCAACCTCTGGGTAGTCCACAAGTTGGTACAAGCTGTTCTGCGACGGGTCGATATACCGACCGCGTGCCTTATTGTAGCTATCGGACAGGCCGCGCGTCTGGTTCCACTCAAACTCGCCGATGACATCGTTTTCGTCAAAGTCCAGCACATACTCGGCCAGATCATTGCGCATGATCTCAACCGACAGTTTGCCGTTGCTGTCGCGCAGCGTGCCGTTCATCGAGGCAAGGAAGGTGTTAATAATGTTCATGCGGTCGTCGGCATCCGACGCCGTACCGGAGGTCCGGTAGCGCTTCTGCGTGCCACCGATGGCAAGGGTCACGTTCTCATCGCAGATATTGGCTGCGGTGATGAAGCTTTCCATGTCGATGCGATTGGCCGGCACGCCGCAGCCAATCGAAAGCTCGCCATTGATCTTCCAGCCAAGCAGCCACCAAAGCAGTTGCAGGGCCGGATTGTCGGTGTCGTCAGCCGCCGTATAGGAGCCCCAAGTGGTCTGGTCGTTTGAGCGATGGGCGCCAGAACCGCCGGGCAAAGTGCTGTCCTTGCGCGGATCGTACAGCAGAGCGCCATCGCCGATTATGGTGACGCGGCTAGGCAGCCCGTTGACCAGTGGGCTTTCAGTTTTGCTGGAGTTGCCGGTACGCTTAATCCGCAGATGCACATAGGCGCAGCCAGTCAGCGGCGTGCTGCTACCCCACTTGGAGCCGCCGTTGATAATAATGGCATTGGCAACGCTGCCTTCGATTCTCGTATTAATGGTAAGATAACCGGAATAGGTTCCAGTAACACCGCCGCCGGCCGTCCAAGCCTGCTTGTCCTCAAACCAAATCTCATCAATCGACTTAACCTTATGCGACGCAACGGCAATGATATAGTCAATGTACTCCTGATTGGTCCCGCTGGCCTCATGGTAGCGGAGATCAAGGTTCATCGCCGTGGTGCCGAATACCGCTTTGCGCGGCGTGGCTGGGTCTAAGCTAACATTGAGACGGCCAAGCTGGCTCTTTGGAATGCTGGGGCCAAGAGCCGCTTCAGCAACCCCACTAAGGGCCAAAGTGGCGCCCATAGCAATAAGGGCACCTTTGGAAACTGTCAGGCCAAGAAACCCAAGGCTCCCGCCACCAGTAAAAATCGCAGCGGCTATTAGCGCAACGCCGGTAATAATCTTTAGGACTTTACCCATTTAGCCGACGCTCCAAGCCTTGTCCCACATCGCTCTGGGCACCCTCTCCAGTCCGTCATCAGAAACGAACCATGCGAACGAGCCCATTACTACACCAATAGAGCCGTCAAAAAAAGCAATGTCGCCCCTTTGAGCATGGCTAAGCTCAATCGCAGGAAATTTTGCGTCGATAGTTTCCTCAAGGGTGCCATTACCAATCTCTTTTAGGGCGCGAACGCTGCTCGCGAGGCTGTTATAGGCATTGCGGAACTCTGCCATTTCATCAACGCCTGTGACAGCCTCGACGGCACCCCCAGTGAACGTGCAGCAATCATTGATGCCGTAGGCAAATGGCTCATGGCGCTTTTCTGCAATGTACTGCACAAGGCGCTCTTCCCAGTTCGACAGTCTCATACCATTCTCACATCAGAGTCAATTCCGCGACCACCACCGCCGCCGTAATAAACATCTCCGCCGCCGGAGTAGCCAGAGCCCATACCAATGCCGTTTGCAGCCGAGATCGAGGCGTTGGCACTGGAATCCGCCGCATCGAATATCTTCTGCATCAGGTAGGTCTTACCCGGCGCACCCGAAAGCGTGGCGAGGTAGTTTTCAATCGTCAGCGTGACCCGCTGCTCTTCTGGCGAGCCGCTGATGGTGATGTCGTTCATGTACCCGGTGTAGTACGGAATGATCGAGCCGATCTGCGTTTCGTTTTCGTCCACACAGTAGAACCACAGCCTAGCTGCCCGGCCCTGCCAGCGCGAGCGGTCGCCGATTGTATTAAGGAAGTCGGTGACGCGCCCCTGCACCAAAGCGCCGAAGCGGTCGTAGATTAGCGAGTCGTCGCGCTCTTGGATGAAGGCCAGATTGACGAGCAGCCCGCCGAGCGAGATGGAAACCGTCTCCGAGCCGCTTTCGTTGTGCCTAACAGCGCCGACTTCAAGAAGATTGTGGTCGTAGCTTTCGTAAGTGCCGTCAAGCTCAAAGTCACCAGAGCCAACTACGACCTTATCGTAAAGACCGCTGGTGGCGCGCAATACGTCGCCGTCCACATCGGCATAGATAAGCATCCGCCAATTTAGGACTTGGCTCGCAAGAGCATTCTGGGTTGTTGCGTCAACCATTAAAAGGCTTCTCGCAGATTAAGGGCCAGACTGTAAACATAGCCAGCCTCAACTGACAGATTGGGCTCTTCGACCAAGTACATCTTGCAATACGGGTTTTTGTACTCGACGGAGCTATTGTCAGTGATCGGCTGACGTACCGGCGGCTCTACCGCGATTGTCGCCTGTCCAGAGCCATTGCTGGTGACATTGGCGGTCACCTGCAAAAGCTGGTCGTTAATCGTGACAAACTGACCAGCCTGAAGGACGGTCGTCGATACCGGCCAGCCGTCAGTGGCAATATTCCTGCCCACCTGATCCACGCCATTGGTGCTAACGGTATTGGCAAGCGCGCTCTGCGCCGTGGGATCGACGGGGACGTTAAAGTCATTGGCTGTGCCGCGAGCAAGCGCAATAAAGGCTCGCCAAGCATTGATGTTTGACGATCCGACAATCGGCGGAAGTTGGAACTGGCACTCCCACCAGCCGCGACCAGAGGCCACGACCTGCCGCCTGCCGGTCCACGACGAGATATTGGCCTGCGTCGGCATCATAAGCCGCCAAGCCATCGTCTGCGGCTTAGGCGTGGCTGGCATCGCAATGGTCGTCATTTAATTGCACCTCCGAGGCGGGGCCGGCGCAGAGACTTGATCGTCGTTGCCTGCGCCGCTGCGATAATGGAAGGCGCCGCCTCAATAATACCCTGCTGGACCTGAGCGCGGACAGCAGCCGGATCACTTGCACCGCGAGCATCTACGTTAATGATGGTCCCGCCGCCGCCGCCAGTCTGTCCAATGCTGCGGTTGGGGATGACGGTTCCGCTCTTGCCCGGCACCACAATTTCAGGGCCTTTTTCGCCAACCAGATACGGCTTATTGGCCGAAACCGGGCCACCAGCAGCGCGGGCTCCAGCCAAGCCCGGAACAGGTAGGCCAATGGCGCCGAGGAATTTGGTTACCATGCCGACGATCTGCTGGACGACATAGAGCCGCCACAGTTCATCAATCACCGCATTGATAATGCCGCGCATGCCGTCCTTCCACGACATGGCGCCAGTCAGCATGCCCTTGAAGGCATCAGAGACGGCACCGCCAATGCGCTGATAGGATTTATCAAGCTCCTCAAGCTGGGTAATAAACGGCTTGATGACCTTATCGCTAAGCGTCTGAGCAGCGGCCATGCCCATCTCTTCGGCGCTCTTAAGCGTTTCCTGAAGCTTGGCCTCCTGATCGTTGGAGAGCTTCTCCAATTCTTCGCGCATCGCCTGATCGCCTTTGTAGCGAATGCGCTCGATGTCTCGCTGAATTTCAGCAAGCCGCTCAGCAGTCTGTTCCGCTTCTTGAATGGCACTTTGTCCAGACGGCCTTCCACCACCACCTCGTGACGGCCTAATGTTTGATTCAGCCCTTTGACTAGCGCTGGCAATCCTCTCGCGCGCTTCATTGCCACGATCAATAGCAAGCTGCTGCCAGCGAATTTCTTGGTCAATCTGATTGATTTGATCCTGAATGCGGCGGCGCTCGCCGGGCACCGGGGCAAATCGCGAATCGCCCATTTGACCGCCGGGGAGATTTGTTTTGCCAAGTTTAATCTGAAGCTCTAGGCGCTTCTGTTGCATCTTGGTCAATTCACCTTCGGCGCGAATTAGATCGGCCATGCTGCCGGCGGCGACAGCATCAAGATACTTGTAATGCGCGTCAGCGGCTTTCTTTGCCGCAGCCTCACTTTGGAATAGCTTATCAATAATCGGCTGAAGCGCAATCGCCCCAATCATTACCGCCGCGCCCCACGGGCCAGCCAAGAAGTTACCAATTCGCCCAGCCGTGCCGCCCATCATGGACATGGCGTAGCCGACCTGACCGATCTGCTGACTAAATGCCTGCGATACGCTCGCGCCGGTTGCGACAGAAGTGGCAAAGTCATTAAATTGCATGCCAAGCTGCTGCGTACCCTGACGGGCGTTACGCAGTTCCTTGGACTGGGCATCCAGCGCATTGTTATAACGAGTACCATTGCGGATCACGGCTTCGGTTGAGGTCGAAAGCGCCGAGTTGGCTGACGCCAGCTTCTTCGTTTCAGCCTCAAGAGCGCCGACGCGATTAATCAGCGTGGCAATGGCTTCCATGCCCTTGACGTTCGCCGCAATGTTGAAGTCAAGGTTTTGCTGAGCCACTTTTCCGCCTTTCGCCTTCAATACTGAAGTATGCAGCCCACTCGTTATATTCCGAAACTGTTATTTCTTCAATCTCTGCGATGGTTTTGCCGAGACGATCCGCCAAAGTAATCAGATTATACCTTAGCGGATCGTTTCTTAGTTTTTTTCGTGTTCCTCGACATTGGTGCCGGACATAAGCTCGGCAGCCACACTGGAGATAACCGACACCTCTTCCCGCATCAGAACCGGCTTGTCCTCAAGCGTGAAAAGCTTTTCGCCCTGACCATTCTCAGCCTTGAGAATGATTAGATCGACCATCGCCTCA